GGAACGTATTCACTTTCAGTAACTTCATCAACAATAAGTTGTTTTTTACCTTGAAGAATCTGGTTAACATAATCAAATGGGCTCATTTTATATAAACTTCCGTAATATCACTACTCTTTTTAATGTTATTTTGAAACATTGGTCTCTTACTACTTATAACCAATAATTCATCTATTTTTTTATATCCCATAATATTATGTGATTTATTAACATCATGAAACATATTTTTTGATTTAACTTTACCTACATTCCAACAACTAACACTTTTATCATTCAAATGTTTTATAGATTTTTCTATGAGAGGATTTAAAAAATTATCAACCCACATATCATATGTATCGTTCTTGTGAATAGATTGAGTTATTTCATTACAATAGATTTCAACATCAAAATATGGAGGACTGGTTAAAATCATATCAACTTTAGGTAAATTATATTTTTCCATATTAAGTGCATCATCACAAATTAATGTAACTTTATCTTGTATATTTAAGAAATTAACTAATTTAATTAAATTATTATAAGTCTTTGTGTTTGGTTCAAAGCCAATATAATTAGCACCAGTAGAAACTACACCCAATAATCTACCCCCCCATCCGGCACATGGATCCAATACAATTTTTGGACAATATTTTATACATAATAATTTTGCCATCTGTGGTCTAAACATTGTATTTTTTGTTAAACCACATGAAAAATATATACCTCTTTTTAATTCCGAAAGATATGGTGTGCTATGGTTTTTTCTATTTACTCGTAAAACTTTTTCTAAATTTTCCACTGTCCATTGATTAATAAAACTTTTACCTAAATTATTTTCTATTTCATAAAAATTTGGAAAAAAATGTTCACATAACTTAATACCTAATCTTGATGTGGAATTAATATATGAATTAGTAGAACTCCATTGACATAATTTTTTCCAATCTTTCTTCAAAATAGATTCTGAATATTCTGGATAAAAAGAAACCTCTAATAACTGTTTTGCTAAATCAGGTAATATTTCTTCAAATTTTTCATCAGTTAAATTTCTAGTAGAATATCTAACATTCAAATAATCTTTTAATTGAACCATTTTGTTAATCCAATTGTCAATTGAACCACATCATTATTTGCATTTGAATTATTCCAATCTGTTATAAGATATACAAATTGTAAATTCATGAGTTTTGTAATATTACCAGAAAACATATAATCATCATTTGTACCTTGTTCACCACCTTGTTGGCGTCTAAAAATAGGTTTAGTATTATTGGTCATATAATCATTAAACTTATTTTTTTCAAACCAAATCATTCTATTATAATCATTAGGTGATACACCTAAAAAGATTAATCTATCCCAATCTTTTTCGCAAGACAAATGATTTAATATAAATTTATCTGAAATTAAACTTAAACTAAACTTAATTTCTGTTTTAAACCCATCAATAACTCTATCATGTCCAGCATTAATTCTAGGTTGAACATCATGTCCATTATTTTTCATGTATTTTGAAACTATTTTCTCTCCAAATCTACCCATCTGTGTTGCTGATAAATTTGAATACCCTTCGTATGGTGTTCCTATCCATGAATCATGATTGTTCTTTAAATAGTTAATTAATTCTCCATCTTCAAATAGATTGTTTAATTTAACCATTTTATTTAAATTCCAGATTAACCATCAATTCAGTTAAACATGCAACAATATTGATCTCTGCATCCGCAACAAACGCTTGTTTGTATTGATAGTCAGCAAGAATAATTACTGCTTGAGGTATACTACCAGGTTGTAATACGTCATACAAACTATCATATAACTTACGATATATTGTCTGTGGATCAACATCATTACTTGCAACCCATTTACGGATAGAACCAAAGTCTTTATCTTTAATGAATCCTACAATCTGTGATAGAGTAACATCAGTAATCTGTGCTAGAATACCGGTATCAATCTTACCAAATTGTGAGAACCGTTGTAGTTCATTTATTACACGCCGAAAATCAGGAAAGTGTTTTTCAATAACTGCAGCAACTACAGCAGGTTCAAACTCAACTTCTTCTTTCTTAAGAATAGTTTGAATACGTTTAAAGAATTGATTTGCCATCTTAGTCTTTTCACTATTCTTTAGTGTAAAATCAATTACTGCACACCGAGAATGTAATGGCTCAATCATCTTAGTTTTGTAATTACATGTAAAGATAAAAGAACAATTCTTTGAAAATTCTTCAATAGAATTTCTAAATGCTGCTTGTGCATTTACTGATAGATAATCTGCCTCATCAATAATGATTACTCTACGTGTGCCGGTAAATGATACTGAAGATGCATAATTCTTAATCTTATTACGAACAACATCTACACCATTCTCATCAGAACCATTAATGATGAGATAATCACATCCAACTTCTTCGCACATAGCTTTTGCAACTGTAGTTTTACCTACACCTGCACCACCACATAAAAGTAAATTAGGAATGTTTCTTTGATTAACATACTCCTGAAACGGTGTCTTTAACCGTTCAGGTAGTATGCAATCTTCAATCGTCTTAGGCCGATATGCCTCTGTCCATAATAAATGTTTCATTCACATACTCCATAATATAATTAAACTACTTCAATTCACCATTCAATCTACCAATTACTTCCATATAATCACCTCTAATTTTAGTAGTACCACCATCTACCATAACAATATTTGTAGTTCCTGCTATAGATTGTTCTACTAACATAACAAAATGTGGATTGATTGCAACACTACCAGCATCAAAAGGTCGTTCAAAATAAATTAACATATTAACCCTTTGTGAAAGTTGATCCAGGTTCTGTTGTAATCCAGTATTGTAAATCTAATTGTTTGTGTTTGAAATTAGAAATACCTTTTGATGAAATACTAATATCATATTCACCAGGTAACATGATTAGTGTTTCTAGTTTGAATACCATTTCATATACATCACCATTACCATCAGCAATTTCAAGTTCATTTCGTGATGCGGAACTATCTTTTGCATCATACACTAGAACACTTACTTTTGATCCATTAGATTTAAAAGCAAGATTTGTTGAACCAATGATTGAAGAGATTTTCTTGACCCAATCATAATCATTTTTAGATAATGTAAATTTGATTTCTGCTTCAGGCATTGCAACAGGTTTCTCAGGAGGCAAAGTAAGCATCTCTGCATCACAACAAACATACTGCAAACGATTACGACCATCTTCACTGGTAACTTTACATGAACCATCTTCGTGTTTGATATCTACATCACCACCAAACATAGAAATTGCAGTTAAAAAGTTATTCAAATCGTAGATACCAAACTCACTTGTAATCTCATCTTGTTCATTGAAAAAATTGTATTCAGCAAAGATGTTCTTATTACGTGAAATGGTCTTTAATGTCTTACCTTGTTTGAATAAAAATCCAGAATTCACTGTAGAAAAATTCTTCAAGATATCAATTGTGTTTTTTGATAATTTCATAATATACTCCATAATTAAATATTTGTTTTAGGTTTACTACTATACAACTCATCGTGATTGTGTAAAGCCATTATACTATAATGAATCACTTTTAGCAAGTCTTTTCTATTACGACCTTCTTTCTTACCGTATCGTTGTGCATATTTCATTATATTACCAATACAGAAACCCTCACCGTGACCACTATCCATTATAAACTCAGTTGCCTGAAATTTATTTTGTGAATAGTGTTCACCGTAAGTGTTATCAATATAGACTTTTAATTCATCAAGTATTCTACCTTCACTATACTTGTAATCTATATCACATCTCATGATTATAGTTTACCAGTCAATTCAGCAACTTTAGGCATGTTACCAGTGAATGGATATGTACCAATATGTTGTGTTTTCATCCATGGACACAAGTAAATCTGTCCACCAATCTTACGCCACATCTGACAGAACATATAATCTTCAGATAGATACCGATCAGAACCACCACCAACGATTGAGTCTTTAGTATCAATTACTGTATCAAAGTATGCATGAATATATCTTGAACCGTCAAAGTTTGCTTGACCAACATGATCAGGTTTATAACGAATAGTAGGATATGCTTCTTGCATTTTCTCAAATACTTGGCGTTTAACCATCATAAAACCTGTACCAATCTCTAATACTTCAAGAGGTTCAGTTACAGAAAAGTTTTTAGTACCATGAACAACATTAAAAACATAATCACCAACAACATATTCTAAATCTTTTGGTGGTAAATCAGGATGTTTTCTTGCTGCTTCTGCTACATTATTCCAATTGATAGATTTCTTTGGGTAAGGTCCACCAATTACTTCTTTATCTAATGCCATTAATGCGATTACATCTTGCGGATTAAAATGAACATCAGAATCAATGAAGAGTAGATGAGTGCATTCCGAACGGAGAAATTCATCTACAAGATAATTACGTGCCCGAGTGATAAGAGATTCATTAAACAAAAATGAAAACTTAACATCA